GTATATATGCATGTAAATGGAAATAGTTTACAAGATTTAGCAATTCAACTAGATCTTTTCTAATTTACTATATACTCAATTATAATAAGAAATGCCTGGTGGCTTAATGCAATTAGTCAATAAAGGCGCTCAAGATCAACTTGTAACAGGTCAACCTTCATTCACACATTTCAAATCAGTATATAAACGCCATACTGAATTTGCGATGGAACATTTTGTTCTGAATTTCCGTTCAGCTAATTTAGATTTGCTTCCTACTCAACCAAAGTCTCTAAGATGTAAAGTAGATCGTAGTGCTCAACTTTTACATGATTGTTATTTGAATGTAACGATTCCTGACATTTATTCTCCTGTAAATCCTATCGGTACAGGATTTGCGACAGGATACGAATTTCAATGGATTGGAAATTTGGGGTACAATATGATTCGTTCTGTTTCCTTGCTGATCAATGGTGTAGCTATTGTGACACATACAGGTGAATGGATGAAGCTGTATTCCTATTTACGTCATAATGGAACTATGCGTATAAAGGTTGATAGAATGGTAGGTAATGTTCCTGAAATAAAAGATCCTGCTAATGCTTATGGACGATTTAATCAATATCCTCATTCAATTACACAAATTGGAAATCATGCAGCTCCTTCAATTTTAGGTCGCGAATTAATGATTCCATTACATTTTTGGTTTTGTGAAGATGTTGGTTCTGCTTTGCCACTAATTGCTCTACAATATTCCGATGTTGAAATTGTAGTTGAATTTAATTCAATTTATGATTTGTTTACAGTTAAAGATGTAGATCCTACAAGTCCAACATATCGTCAACGTATTGCTCCAAATCCTGCAAATCCTTTATACGCAATGAACAAATTCTTGAGTCCACCTAATGTAGATACAACTCCATTGAATTCTTCTTTAACATCATGGTCATTGCGTCCTTCTGTTCAAGCAAACTATATATTTTTAAATGATGCTGAGATGGCACAGTTTTCTAAAAGTGATACATCTTATATGATTAAAGATTTACGTCCTGTAACAGTACGAGGTGTACATGGTCCATCTACAGATGTAGAATTGACCATGACAAATTTATGCACTCGTATCGTCTGGACTGCACAAAGGTCTGATATTTTAGCAAAAAATGATTATGATAATTACACTAATTGGTTAGGACCACCAACAATTAATCTGGCAAATTCATCTCCTATAACAGGTATTTATTCATCTGGACAACAGCAAGGATCTAACACTGCTTTGAAGGATACGTTAGTTGAAGCTACTGTGATTTTTGATGGAAAAAATCGTGAAGAAACTAAGACTACAGCATTCTATAGCCTTTTACAAAATTATAAACATATTGAAGGTGCTCCATTACCTGGAGTATATATGTACTCTTTTGCTTTAGATCATGATTCTAAACAACCATCAGGACATGCAAATGGTTCAATGTTTAATACAACTATTTTGCGTTTATCTACTTTGGAGCCTCCACAACTTCCAACAGCAAACGGAACATCTGTATGTATTCTGAAATCTACAGCGTTTAATCCTCGTCCAACTGTAGTTACAAATCCTTCGTTATACAGTCCTGAAGAAGTTGTATACACGATTAATCGTACTTTACAGCAAACAGTTCCTTATTCATTCATAGTAACTGCTCATGTTGAATCATATAATTTCCTCAGAGTTTATCGTGGAATCGGAAATGTCGTGTTCTCATCATAAAGGGAATGAGTCTACTTAGTGGTTCACGTAGTACGCCAGTAAATGAAGATGGCTTAACTATTTTGAAAGCATCGTATGGAGTAGATACACAATTTGTAGATGTAACAACTGAAGTTAAAGGTATGGTTCAAAATGGTGATCTGGATTTCGTGGTATCCGCACAATCACTAGGTATCCCCGATCCTAATCCAGGATCATCAGCTACTGAAATTTTTCAAATTCATTATCGCGTGAATGGTGGACATCCTAAATTAGAAAAGTATAAGACTGGTGAACAAGTAGCTATTTCAGTTCCTAATGTTCCAAAATCAAAAAGCAACCATAGTTTCAGTTTGATGAAATATATTTGGGGATCTATAGTTGTCTTTTTTGTCGGTCTTCTGGTTATTGATGGATATAAAACAGGAAACTATATTTTCGGATATCGCAAGGAAGTTCCTGGATTAAATGGAGATTTTTCCGTAACGTACGAAAATGTAGGTGCGGGTATAATTTTAGGATTAATTACCTTACTTTCATTTGGAACATCTTGGATGTATGTTCTGTTACCTATAGCATTAATTTTTGGATTTATGCGTCGTCAAAGATAAAAAAAGGTTACCTCTTTATGCCTTCTTGCCAATCAGACCGTCAAACTTTTTGTTCTTGATACGTGAGTATCCTAGAAACTCCTCGGTATCGGTATCATATACTCGGCCAGTTGCCTCATCTACATCATACTCTTTACCATTAAAGGTCTTTGTAACCAGATCTTCTTTCTCCTCATCGCGGAGTGGACCTGTTATCCTGCTTCCATCCAATAGATAGATTCCAATATCAGAGGTCTTAGTAAGCTCATCTTGGACATCTACCAAATCGGTAAGAGACATTGTTTTCACAGCTCCTCCACCAGTCAGAGTTTCCTCCTCGGTATCATCGCCTTTGGGATCATGCTTACTAAGTTCAGCTACGAAGTTCGTCACAATGACGGACATCTCCATAGTCTTGTATTCCTCTTCGGGAATAGCATTAGCAAAGTCACGAAACTTCTTATTCATTTCAGCTCTCTCCTTATTTTCCTCAGGATAACGGGTTCCCAGAATCTTCTCAAGCTCTTCTGTGAGCTTCTTACTGATCTTAGGACAATTTGTCTTAGCCTTCTCTGGCTTCTCAGCCTTAGGTTTCTTTTCCTTCTCTGGCTTCTCAGCCTTAGCCTTCTTCTCTTTCTTGCTAGAAGTAGAAGAAGACTCTAGCGCAGTAATCCGCGCATCTGTAGTCAAAATGTAATCCGCGAACTTCTGCTTCAACTCTGCAATCTCTTGCTTTAGTGCATCAATATTCTTAGCCATTTTAACTAATTTCTAATCGTTTCATTTATGAAAAAGTAAAAATCCGTTTTTATGAATTCCACTTTGTTTCCCTTTAGGGTTTAGGCTTAGGCTTCTCATTTTTCTCCTTCTCCTTAATCTTTTTAATCAAATCTGCCATCGCATTAGGCTTACTCATTTTTGAATTATGTAAAATCATTATTCTTACGTTTTTACAATCCGTTTTTACATACCGAAGAATCATAAATGAGTGAAACAGCTAAGATTCATCTTCGTGAACATTTAGCAACTTTATTAGTTCCATGTGTAGCTGAAGGATTTTGGAGTGTTAAAGAAACAGCACAAAAATTATGCGATCGTAATAATCAACCTACTGAAGTAATCAGAACATTTCAGAATATGGTAACTAAAATCCCAGAATGGTCTGAATCGACTCTAGGTGAAGAAGTTGAACGTATTATTAAAACATCTAAATGTACTTATATTGACGATCTTCTACTAGGAGTTTTCTTGGCTTATATGAAATCTTTTGCTGCTCTACAATATCGTGGCGCTTCTTCACAACTTAAAGTAGAATTTGAACGGCCTAATGTAACTAAATTCATTCATGAATTGTATAAACATTCTGCGCGTAAATTATGGCAATCTGCATTCTTATTTAAGACTCAAGCCGTTTCTTCTGAACAACAAGCACGTAATCGTCGTGAAGTTGAAGGTATCATTGATAAGACTATTGACGATGTTGTTCGTTCTTTTTTGCCTTGGGAAGTTATTGCTAAATCCTATTTTTCTGAAGCACCTGAAGAAGAAGCTCCACCAGCCGAATCTAAATCTGTAGTCTTTGAAGATGTTGAATCTGAATCTGAAGATGAAGATGAAGGTGAACTACCTGTATTAAATTTGACAGAAGAAGAAGATCGTATTTCTATTACAGAATTAGATGAGAAACCGCAAGAAGTTAATGTCCCTGAAGTTGATGCTCTAGCTGAACTTGATGCGAAAATTGAAGAGAGTGACCTCGTTTTAAATCCATAAAGCGATTCTTTGAATCACAGTAAAAATGTGGATTCTCTATGTATCAGTAGGAGTCGCTCTTGTTAGTTTCATTTTATATGCTTTAGATCGTAGAGCAAAAGAAGAACAAATTGATTGGTTTACCGCAATTAAATTAATGGTATTTGGTGGATTAATGGCTGGCGGCATTGTGTATGTCACTCAGAGTCCTGAAACTGTTGAATTGATCAAAGAGGTCATTCCAGAAGGACCAGTAATTCAAGAAATGTTTGTTGGTAATCCTACCTTTTAAACATAGTAAACATATGACAGTAAATGTACCTGTATGTACTAGTTCCTAATGGTGCCGAATGGGAAGATTTGACAATTTATTTGACAGAAGAAGAAGCTATCATGAAATCTAAAAAGTATCCTAATTTTCGTGTAGAAATCTTTCATCAGACGGCTCTTGGATTTCGTCCTCAGTATAAATATTATAGTAATGGTGAACTTTGCTCCTATTAAAAAGGGGACCACCCTAATTACAAACACCTAGCCGTCTACATACATCGAGTGTCTCATCTATAGATTCTTCATAACTCATTGGACCATAACATACTGATGATCTTCCATGAGAAATACCAATAATCCAACCCCCATCTTTTTCTGAAAACGTGTACGAAAAGAGTATTTCTCTTCCTACATGTTTGATTTCCATGAATGTCGTAACGTCTTCTAGACGAAGACCTTGCTTTCCCAGAAGTTTTTCATATCGCTGACCATTTCTATTAGGATTTGAAGCAGGTGTTCTGCCTGAAACCGTAATAAGTTGCTCGCCTAAGCGTGTATACAATGTAGTCTGCATCCTTTTGAAAGACCGTTATTTACTAATTTACAATCCATTTTATAAATGGTGTTCTGGACTATAATTTTTTTATGGTCATTATTTGGATTAGGATGGAATTTATATAATTTGATTAATGATGTGCGAACCACAGTTATTTGGTGGCAAATATTATTATGTTGTTTAGGAATTTTAGCATCTATACACGGTGTAAACGGTTCTGTACGATCTTTATTAAAGTTTTAACACGCTTTAATACCAATCATTGATAAAAATGCTGTTTGAACACCAAACATATAATGTAAAACTTCACCCGAAATAAACCATACAATTAAAGATAACCATACATTAATATTGAATATCCATGAAGTTAATAAAGCAAGACCTATAGTTCCCAAAGTATCATTTAAAGCTAATCCCATAAATCTTGTTGAATGAAATCCCTTTCCAGGAATACCTAGAATATATTTATAAGGACAACTCATTAATTATCTATTACGAGAGGAAGTTCTCCTGCTGGTATTTGTCCAATAAAGTCAGTGAATTCGGATAATTCTTTTCTAGGAATAGCATCTTTAGAATATCTAGCAATTGCTTTATATAATGAAAATCCATAATATCTATCTAACTTAGGATTTTTCTCATGAAATAAGATTGATGTTCCATCTTCTAATGTCATCCATTTAATAAACAATTTGAATAAACGATCATTTTTATAATCACCATCAGGACCATCAGGATATAAATCCCAGAACATCGACGTTGCTAATCTGACTAAATCAAAAGATGGGTTAGGTTTTACGATCGGAAATGATTCTTTGAAAAATGGTTGCATATTATATTGTCCACCAGCTTCATTTGAAGCATCAAATTGATCACTCATAAAAAACCGTGGTTCTTTCATTCCAGGTAGACGCACATACCCAATTCCACGATCGAAATCAATAAGCTTTAATAAATATCCATGTGTTGGTACTTTATATGATGTTCCGCCACATGTATAATAAAAATACTCTTGGGTTGTACGAATGTACATCACATTATTACCGTGAAGATCATTATGCGTGAATCCAAAGTTACGTTGAGCAAATGCTAGAGCAAACACAATCTGAAACATCCAAGCATACCATTTTGAAGGATCTTGAATCTGTGTTGTTAATTCATAAAAGGTTCCTTCAAGTTTTTCCATGATCGTCATTTGGACAGGAACATGTTTAAATGTAGCCCAAGCAAATGCTTCATCATCATCTTCTTCATCTAAAGAATATTCAGACATAGATTCAATATCAAAAATATATGAAGTAGAAACATCAGAGTCTGAATCTGAATCAGGGACATTTTCTTCTTCAAAAACTTTTTGAAAATCGGTTGCTACTGTAGCATCAGAAGAAATTCCAACTAATTCTTCAACATCTTCAAGATCTACTTCATCACCTAATTCTAATGGAAGACGTGCGCTACGAGTATATTTAATTTGTTCACCTGAAGATTCTAATTTTAAAGTAAATGTTTTTCCGACATTACGAGAAAACCATGTCGTTCACATAATTCTTCATAATCATCAGAAATATCTAAGGTAAATTCTTCAGAAACACCAGAATATACACCATAAACTGTGGGAAAATGTTGACATTTGCTTAAAGAAAGAACAGCATTCAGCAAAGAACCTACATATGCAGCATTATTAGGACTTTGTAATTTATTACGAATTTCAACAGAATCTTCAGATGAAGAAGGTAATTCTAATTGAATTCCTTTCATCCATTTATATGGGTTCAAAAGCATGGTAATTTTAGCATGAGCTGTTTCAGGAATCTGATCAGGAAATTTAATTCCATACTCTGAAATTTTTTCTACAGTTTCAGTTTTAAATAGGCATTCAATAGGAGGAAAAAACGGTTGTAATTTTTGAACACCAAATAAAGGACTTTTTACAGGAAGTTTAGAAATTTGCATACTTATGGGATTACATCTTAATTCAGAATGTTGTTTACGTTTCATTATATTCTTTTATACACTAAGGATTAAGTAATCTTACCGCGATGAACTTTGAGATTAAGAAGTTCTCTATAAAAACAATTGTGGAACGATGTGAGATCGATTCACGTAAATCTCCAATGATTGTTTTAATCGGAAAAAAGGATACTGGAAAATCTTTTTTAGTTCGTGATATTTTAGCAAATACTCGTGAATGTTTTCCTGTTGGAACAGTAATTTCAGGCACAGAAGTAGCTAATCCTTTTTTTCAAGAGATGGTTCCTTCTAAATTAATTCATGACAAATACAAACCTGAAATTGTAATGAATGCTATTAAACGTCAATTAGCGGTCAAACAACAACGTAATCATGAAAAGAAACAAAGAGGTGGAAATTCTCAATTAGATCCACGAGCGTTTCTAATTTTAGACGATTGTTTATATGACAAATCTTGGATTAATGAAGAATCTACACGTTATATTTTCATGAATGGTCGACACATTGATATGGTTACTTTAATTACAATGCAATATCCTTTAGGTGTTCCTCCTAATTTAAGAACAAATATTGATTTTGTCTTCATTTTGCGAGAAAATAATATTTCCAATCGCAAAAGAATTTATGAAAATTTTGCAGGTATGTTTCCTACATTTGATATGTTTTCTCAATTTATGGATCAATGTACTGAAAAATTTGAATGCTTAGTTGTTGTAAATGGCGTTCAATCTAATAAATTAGAAGATCAAGTTTTCTGGTATAAAGCTTCTGATCACCCTTCTTTCCATTTATGTGATGACAGTCTCTGGCAAGGAAATCAACCATTTAGTTCCACTATGTTAGCTGGTGATGAATTTGACGCAGCTAAATTACAAACAAAGAAAGGTCCACAAGTTTGGGTGAAAAAAGGTTAATCTAGTTCTTCACGAGTTCCGCCTTCAGATGGATGAATAGGTGCTGCATTCTCTAGAACATTGGCAATATCTTTGAGTTCAGCTTGACCCTTATCTGCATTCTCTGCCTTGCGTTTAGCATTCTCTTTACGCTGTTCTTCAATCTTTTCATTCTTACGCTCTTCAAAGAAGATATCTTTATTGATTTCATTCTCCTTGTATTTGCGCATCATCTCATTGAGCTCCTTTTCAGCATATTCAACTTCAGGCATTACATGTTCAGAAGGATCCCAAGGTAGCCAACATCCTACTTTACCAAGAAACAAATTATCACGAGGGTACTTGCGCTGAAGTACCTTGCAAAACATTTGTGCCTCTTCTAGATTAGCAAACACTCGTCGAATCTTTACTCCACGCACATTAGTTTGGAACTCGTTTTTCTCGGTGAATTCAGTCTCCAAATCCTTTTCACATTTCAGCAAAAATACCTGATACTTTTCCATAATATCGGTTGCCTTAATTTCGGCATTATGGACTTTGGTAAACTCTTGCATATCCTTCATTAGATCATCAATTTTTAGAGAGTACTTTTTGGCAAGAAAATCCATCATTCTCTCCATACCTACAATCTTCCAATCATATTCCAGCCACTGAATGAACTTCTCATGGAAGAACTGTTCTTTACGCTTGATGACTTTTTCAGGGGACAAAAAAGAGATGATTCCGTATCTCTGGGTAGGAATTTCAGAATCTTCTTCAAGATAATCAATAGTCTTTCCCTCATAATCAGTTTTATCAAGGGTCTCGGGCATTTTACTTCTTAAAGCTCAGTTTATGAAAGCCAGTTCTAACGAGAAGACTAACGTCTGCGTCCACCTTGTTGAGGTTTAACTAAAGGAAGTCCTAAACTCTTTTTTATAGCATCTTAGCTTCACTTCGTTTATCATCAGGAATTAGAGATCCTAAACTTGACATGATATTGTTATATAATCTCTGAGGATCTACAGCAGATACTTGGTCACCTTGAGCAGCAACTTCTCTGGCTACAGCAGCAGCAACTTTATCAGCTCCAGGTAATTTTGGATCAAGTTTAGCTACTTCCAGAAGTTTTTTTACAGCATCTGGAATTGACGTAGCATAAGATCCGCAGCGTACACTGATCAGAAGATACAAACGAATTAAAGCATTAATTCCAGCAAATGCATAAGATACACCTTGCATTGCTGTAGAAACATTAAATTGTGTAGAATAGATTTCTAAAGCAAACCCAATTAATAATGCCATAGTTGAAATACCAATAGCTATTTGAGATTCAAATGGTCTATACACCATTAAGTTAAATAGAAGATAGATAACAACTACAGTATTAAAAATAATCGAAACAATTTGATGAGGTAAATAACCTAGCTCATCATTTTGATTATGTTCAATATAAAGAATCTGAAAAGCTAGACCGGCTCCAATTAGGCATACACCTAGAGCCGTAAATACTGTATAACCTATCTTGTCCATTTACATTATCGAAAGAAATTAACGCCGTTTATGTCCACCTGTAAGAGTTTTAGTCATCGCGGCTAAAGAAGTGGGTACTTGATCCATAGAACAAACGCCAAACCCCATAAAAATAGCAGTAGTTTTAATATACAAATCAACGACCAGAAGAACCATTCCAGCCCAATCAGATGTTTTATCTGATGAATCATAATTAGTCAAATAAAGAATTAGAATCATTAAGAGAAATACTGAACCAATAATTAACATTTTTGCTAAAGGACTTGTAATGAACTGCGTGAAATATAGAACTCCAGCTAAAGCAGCAACTTGTAAAATATTTCCACCTAAAATTAAATGATCACGTGTAACTCCGGCCTTTTCATCGTCTCCTAAATCAAACGCATATCTGAATAACCCATAAAATGTTGATCCAAATGAAAATATGACAATAGTTAATACAAATAAAGCAAGAGCAACGTCTTGTGGTTTCTTTTCGCACATCATTTTATTTATAAGTGACATTTGTATTTGGTGTACACCCTTTTAATCCTAAAGTTTGTTGCATCATTATAGGCGCCCTACATCCCTTACATTGACATGATTCATGATCATGTCCTAAAATATGTCCCATTTCATGCGATACCATATATTGTCGATAATCTTCGAGAGTTAACCCAGATTTTGGAGCGCCATGAAACCATCGTTCTGCGTTCAAATACATTCGTCGTCCTCCTAATTCAGCACATGATAATCCTGTGATACCAGGACATTCTTGTTCAATCGTTTTTGTTGAAGATAATGTAATTTCTACTTTTGAATCACGACTAACTTGTTCAAAGAAATATCCTTCTTGGGACCAACTATCTGGAGAGTTCAAGTAGGACATTAAATAAAAATCAAATTGCCGCTCACCGGCATTAAATATCCGGAATTTTTTCTTGACATCCTCGTCAATTTTAGAGGTATACGTTATCCTCATTATTAATAACTTTTATTCCTTTCTTGAATATAAATGGAAAAAGCAGCTCCTCCTCAAGTATCCTCTATGATGTCCGATCTGTTGACCAGAGCCATTAAGTATGCTCTTGAAGGTCTAGCTGTAGCCGTAGCTGCCTACCTTCTTCCTGGAAAAGTTCTTAAACTATCCGAGATCGCCATGATTTCTTTAGTTGCTTTATGTACGTTTGCTATTCTTGATATTTATGCTCCATCTGTAGGAGCTTCTGCGCGTACTGGCGCAGGATTCGGTATTGGTGCCGGTCTAGTAGGTTTCCCTGCTTAATCAAACTTTTAACACAGACAACAAATCACATAAATCGTCTTCTGATGATAACCAATCTACAATCCATTTAATGCCTTCATTATACCTCAAATAGTCATAAGCACTGAACCACTGATAGGTATTATACTCTTTCAGTAGTTTTTCGTGAAGATGATCTAGATACTCTAATTTCTTACGAAACTCAATATGATCAATTTCGGGATGTAGTTTTGAATACAATCCCAAATTTTCACGATAATAATTCAATAGGTCTGAATGTAGATTGTACCATGAAGATGCTTTTCTAGATGGTGAGCTAGTTTCAAGTTCTTTAATAATGTCTGTAATTCTTTGATACCGTTCATACGGCTCTTCAATATCACACATTTTTGCTTTTGTTGCTTCACTAAAAAAATATTCCATTTTAGATGAACGTGCTTTAAAGATTAATGAAAGAAAAGATCCCTAAAGCTTTGCGCGAACAAGTATGGTTAGTTCATATGGGACGCAAATTCGAACGAAAATGCAAGATAGTTTGGTGTGAAAATATGATTACAGTTTTTGATTTTCAATGTGGTCATGATATTCCAGAATCTCATGGTGGAGCAACTACGATCCAGAATTTGGTTCCGATTTGTTCAAGATGTAATTTATCTATGAGCAACACGTATACAATTAAGCAATGGAATCAGTTCTCGAAACCACCAAGTCTTTGGAAAAGAATCAAAAAGTTTCTAGGATTTTCAGGTATAAAGGCTGCTGGTATCGAATCACCCCCAAACCATGGGAACCCGAGCGACAGACCTGCTATATCGCATACAAAATCGCAGAAGGTGCAACTCAAGTAGAAGCGTACAGATTATGGTTTTCTGAAAGACAAAAACAAGCTAAACTTTTATATCCGGACTTTCGTAAATGAGAGATCTACTTCTTTCTTTATTTGTAGTTCTTATAGTCTTTGGAGCACTTATAGGAATTTATCGGTTATTAACAGGTAACTTTCCTGTTTCAAAATTAATTATTGAAGATCCACCTTTAGAACATAATGGATTAGAACCACAACAAGCTAAATTCATGTTTTTTTATACATCTTGGTGTCCATACTGTAAAAGTTCTAAGGCTCCATGGAAATCGTTTCAACAACAATTAAAAAATAATCCAGCAACATATGGAGGATATACTATAATGTTTGAAGATGTAAACGCTGAAGCAAATAAGGGTAAGGCTGCACTCTATAAAATCCAAGCTTATCCTACTTTCAAATTAGAAACACATAATAAAGTTGTAGAATTAAAAGCTGTTCCAGATCCATTAAACTTTGATGCTTTTTTAGTAGCCGCGCTCGGTAAGAAAGTTTTTAGTAAGAGTACGACCAAATAAGATCATATCTTCTTTTTCCTTATCAGTAAAAATAGATACGCCAGATCCTTTATCATAATATAAATCAATTTCATTCTTTAGGGCAGATCTTTTTTTCTCGTAAAGACATGATGTTTTATATAATTTGTAAAAAAAATCGACTGGACTAATTTTTTTCAGATTTCGAATAGTAATTTCAGGTTGAGTATGAATAACATTTATAGCTAATGTTCTTTCACGATCGGCTTCAGGAATTATTGATGTCAATACATTTGTTAGGAATCCTCCATCTACATATAGAGATCCATTAATTTGCTGAGGACGAAATAAAAAAGGAATACATGCTGAAGCTAACATAGCTTTAAGAACAGGTACATTTTTTTGAAAGATCGCGGGTACACCTTTCGTAATATTTGAAGCTTGGATTTTCAATGGAATTAATGCATCACCTAAAACTTTAGTTTCAATTTGGATTCCATAAGCATTAAATCCTTCTTGTAAAACTTTTTCTGCAAGAGACATATCGAATACACCTTTTTCAGTAAGCATAAGCTGAAACTTTGAAACGTCTAAAGGTTGATAAAAACGTTTTAAATCTATATATTTAATACCCATTTCACGAATTTTTGATACAGGTATTCCAAATGCTACAGCTACAGCTACAAACGATCCTGCTGAACAACCGTATACACCATCTGTAAAATGTTCATGTAAAGGACCTACTTTTTCTTCTAGTTCTTCTAAAGCACCAATTTCCAAGAATCCTTTAATTCCTCCACCGCCTAAAGCAAGAATACGAAACTCCTGCATTTAATAATAAGAAGGACAAGATGATGAAAGCTAGAGACGTATGGGAAGAGCAAGAAGAACATCGAATTTATAAGATGGCCGCCATGAAACCTGTTTTAGCACAAATTGAAGGTAAAGTTAGACAACAAGCTATTGCAAATGCTAATGCTCCATATATCTTATTTGAAGTTCCTTCTTTTGTATTTGGCTATCCTCTGTACGCGTTCAAAGATGCCGTAGATTATTTAATGAACGAGCTACTTCGAGCAGGATTTTGGGTATGGCATGTGGAAGAAAAATATTTAATGATTTCATGGTTGAAACCTGTCAAAACAAAAGATATTGGACGTACTACATTAACCACAAATTATCGTCCACAAGCTTATAATCCAGAATTTCTGTCAGGATTCAGATAATTACTATATATAAATGAAGGTTTCATTTACAGAAGGTGTTTATGTAACATTGAACGCAGGAATTCTGGCTGTTCTATATACCGCTATTGGTGTATTTCTTTCGTTTGTAATGTATTACTTATTTGATGATTTTGATTCTTCATGGAAAGAAAGATCTGAACAATATAAGCTTTTAGACATTTCAGTAGAAATTATAATCATTGCTATTACAGTTCTTTGGTCGTCTTATTATATTGAATTGTTACCACCGTTGTTTCCTATTCGCAAACCTTTGGAAACTTTATTTGATACCTATATTCTTGGAACATTCTTTTTATTTGCTGTATTTATCTTTTTAGACTCTTTGACTGAAAAATTGAAATACGTTAATGAATTTTATCTAGCAAAACATTTTTCTAAATATTTTCCTTTACACGGTTCAATTTTAGATGGATCGATTTTTTATTCCAAAAACGAATAGGATTCACGATTCTTTAAAACCCTTTAAAAATGTGTGAACATAAATATGAGCATATAGGTGGTGAGCATGTTTGTGTAAATTGTGGCCTTGTAGGTCTTCCGGTCTTTGATGAAACATCAGAAGCTAGATTTTATGAAGATTCAAAAGAAGATAAGTCCAGAGTTGGTTTCACTACATCTGAACTTCTTCCAGATTCTTCTTACGGTTCAATTATTTCTTTTCGTGGAATTTCAACTAAAAGTGTAGAACTTAAATCTTTACAGCGTCTATCCACATGGTCATCAAATAATGATCGTTCATGGCTAGGAATCTTTGATAAAATCCAACACGTATGTAACCATTACCATCTTCCTAAATCTATTTATATGGATGCTTGTGGTATGTATAAAAATCTAGATGATGCTCAAAAAGTTCGTGGAGAAACTCGACGTGCTTTGATGGGTGCTACGTTATATATAGCATGTCGACAAAATGAAGCTTCACGAACTTATGAAGAAATTGCTAATATGTTTGAAGTGAATGTTCGTACATTATGTAAAGCCGTTTCCAGATTTCAAAAAGTCGAGAATTCCGTTCTTCAAACCCAGCTAGGTATTGCAGAACGATTGTGTGCTTCTTTAGAATTGAATTCTGGTCAACGTGATCAAATTATTGACCTTTTATACGATATTGCGTCTAGATCAGAAGATGAATTTGAAAATTCCCCCAAAACTATTGTTGCTGGTGTTGTAGCATACATTATGGGATTTAGAACAAAACAAGATATGAAAAAAGTGTCAGAAGCTTCCGGAGTTTCATCTCTCAGTATCCATAAATTGGTTCAAAAGATTTAGCTTTGCTAAGAGATTTAGGCTTGACCAATAGCTATCCATGCAATAGAAAAAACTATACTAACAGGAATATCTGGGCTAGCAATACAAAACTGACCTGTGGTTAATTGATTAGATGCGGTATCTACATAAAAAGAATTCATATGTATCGGAGGACCAGAATTTGCAGTACAAACTGGTGATAAAAGTACAACAGGTGAACCTGAAAAAGGTCTACTGAAACTAACTGTTCTAAATGAATTACTATTTGATTGTGTCCAGTTTTGCTCGTACCCCCAGATAATTCTCCATCCTGAAATTGTCATGCTATATTGTCCACCTCCAGCAGGAGTTAATGCTCCTTGTGGTTGAGCAAATGAACCAAGTGAAATACCGCCATTAGCAGTTAATAACCCTGAAAAAATTGCAGCTGCTCCGGATAATTGCTGTGTCACATTTAATCCATTGCTCAAATTTAATTGCCAGGTACCACCAGGTGTTTCTGTTGTTGTTAGTACAGAAGTTGCAATTGTGCCGCCTTGGATTGTAATACCTGATGAACCTACAATGGCTCCTCGAGGAAGCCCAGCTGGAGTTCCAGATGTACCTATATATCCACCTGAATATGATGCTTGTGAAGTTAATATTCCTCCAATAGTTTCATTTCCTGTAATCAAAACATCACCTGTCACACCAAGAGCTAAATTATTTGAAACTCTTTTTTCAATGACAATCCATCCACCTGCTAATCCAGGAGATCCATATGTGGTACTCCATTGATTTTGGTAAGGAATAGGTGAAGGAGATATTGAATTATTAGTACCATTGATAATTCCATTAACGGCAAGAGAAGAACCAATTCCTCCAATATTTTGATTTCCTCCACCTCCACCTAGATAACCACCACCACCACCGCCGCCATTAATAGCTACACCTCCATGACCAGCTGTACCATCACCTGCAAAAGATGTTGTCCCATAAGAATGAAATCCAATAATAAAACTCTGAGTAATTGTTGCTGTAATATCTTCAGCATTTAATGAAGCATTAATAAATGTTACAGCCATAGGTGATGATAATGTAATAATTTGACCGTTAATTTCATTTGCATTAGTTGATGCAAACGAGATTGATCCATTGCCTAAAAATGAAGCTGACGATGTACCTGATACTATAGATGAAGTAGGAATTAAATTAGGATCGGAAGGTAGTGTATATAATTGAATTCCAGCACCAGTCACCTCAATATTTGGAATAATGATGTTTCCTGTACCATTTGTTGGAATACCGTATTCTGGATGAGGAGTTGATGATTGAGGAACTATGATTGGTGTATTAGTAAGTTCAGTTGTGATAGAAAACAATTCTTGAGATCCTGTTGTACCTGGCGCACCGACTAATTGTGGTCCAGAAGGTACAGCTGCAATACCACCATTTAAATTAATTTGAATAATATCTCCTGAATGCATTGGAATTTGTGTGAAACCAGTCTGACTAGGAATAATTTTAGGAAATGTAAATGATGTTCCAGTAGGAAAGTTTACGGTATACGCAGATGTAGCTGGACTTCTTTGTAACTTTGCTCCTGCAAATGTAAATGAACTACCACCACCAGAAATTTGGAAAAAACTTCCAATAGAACCTGTATCAGTTACAATAGATCCACCCTGTGGAGTCTGGCCAGCACCACCATTTGTTAATGTTGATCCACCTCCACCTCCATAAGCCCAAAGTTGTATTCCATCAAGAGTTAATGTAACTGCATTACCTCCTGTAAATCCAGATCCATTAAATCCACCAGCTCCTGTAAGAGAATATGATAAATTACTTCCTGTTGATGGAACTACATAATCAAATTCAATTTCACCTCCGGCTAAAGCATTTGGTCCTTGGCCACCTTCTCCCCATACATAAACGCGATATGATCCTGAAGTTAAAGCGGTTGCAACTGTTGTTCCTGATACAACATGAATTGGTGATCCTGCTGTCAGACCTCCAGAAGAATTAGCTCCCGCATCTACATGAAGTAACGTTCTACCATACACATCTAAAGTTTGATCATTTGGATTACCAGTTGGTGTGTTTCCTTTACCAATAGCTACTTGATAGGATTGAGTATTTGTTTGAATCACAGATTTATCCTGTCCAGAAGCAAGACGTCCTACCGAAAGAACATTTCCTTGATTTGGGTTAGAGAATGGACCTGATTGGATAAATGATGCTGCAGATGTAGTACATAATCTAATTTGTCCATTTCCGGCTCCAGCGCTGACCACTTCATTAGCAACAGTTAATGTTTGATTACTGAAATTCATTGCACTTGAAGATGTTACTCCTGTAGCTCCGTCAAAAAACAGAACATTTCCTCGAGGACCTTGAATGATCTGTGTTCCATTTCCGGGTGGACCAGGTGGACCCCGAGGTCCTGGAGGAATGCCAAAAGATAAATGTACATCTGGATTAATCCGTGGTGTTACATTATTCAAATCAATAACAAATGGAAG